ACATACGCAACGCAATTTGGCTGCGGTTGCAGCTCATGTCGCTGAGAGACAACAGAATGTTCCAATGGCTGCAGTTGCTATGGCAGAGTTTCTGAGGGGAGCAGATACCTGGCTTATCGCAAAAGCGATAACTACAGGTGCTACAATNAGTTACGCATGAGAGACTTGATTTACAATGTAAACGTAAGTTTCTGATTCCTAACGTTTGTAGTCACTTTGGTGTGCGGTATATTGACACTTTCGCATTGTTGCAACAATTAAACGCATCATTTATTCTGGCTGCATAGAGAATGAATAATTCTAAATTGATGAGTCATATCAATTAAAAATATAAGGCTACTTGGTTGGTAGTTTAGCGCTCCACCAAGTGTATTGACTTATGGAGTCTTTCCATCATAACCATTGGTGTGGTGAATCCCCCTATGCGGAGGGGCATTGCCAGTCTGATATGTTTTTTTGCGCATTGCGAGTCGTCTGCGGACTGGCGGCGACTTACCGGGAGGCACCCGGCACCACAGCCAATATAAAAATGATGATAGCCGGAAGGCCCACTCGGTGGGCCTTTTCTTTGGGCGAAAAAAANNGCCCGCTTAGAGATGGTTAAATCAGCGGGCGCATTAAGATGACATGCAAAAGTTGGACACCTGATGGTTCAGCTCAGGTAGCGCGATAATATCACTGCTTTTAAAGAAGTAAATCCGAATCACAGGGCTGCCAACAGGCGGCTCTTTCTGTTTTGGTCGCCAGAACGTCACTCACTTTGTGCTTTGTCGTAAATTCATCTGGTGGCCATTCCCCACTTCACACAGCGCCATCCGTCATCAACGGAGGTGAGGTTATGACAAAAATGAGCACCATTTACAGCAGACTTTCATACGGCACCGGGACCGCACTGACGGGCTGCGGTGTCTCAGCAAAGGCGTATGCCGGGGCAGTTAAGGCAGAGGTATGGATTTTGGCCGACAAAATAGCGGGGATGACCCTGAGTGACTGGGCAATTATTGTCGGTATCGCCTGCACCATTACCACCTGTGGGGTGAACTGGTACTACCGGCGGAAAGAACGCGAGGATCGGCTCAATGGCTATGACACCAAAGCTGAGGAATAGCGTTATCGCTGCCGTCGGCGGTGGCGCCATAGCCATTGCCTCTGCGCTCATCACTGGCCCAACCGGGAACGATGGTCTTGAAGGTGTGCGATACAACCCCTATCAGGATGTGGTAGGCGTCTGGACTGTCTGCTATGGCCATACTGGCAAAGACATCATGCTCGGCAAGAAGTACACCGAGGCTGAATGCCGTGCGCTGCTCAGCAAAGACCTGAACACCGTTGCTCGCCAGATTGACCCATACATCCAAAAGCCGATCCCCGAGACAATGCGCGGGGNCGCTTTACTCATTCGCGTATAACGTCGGCGCTGGCAACTTCCAGACCTCCACAATGCTGCGCAAAATCAACCAGGGCGACCAGAAAGGTGCATGTGATCAGCTTCGCCGCTGGACCTACGCCAAGGGCAAACAGTGGAAAGGCCTGGTAACTCGCCGCGAGATTGAGCACGAAGTTTGTCTCTGGAGTCAAAAATGAGCCGATTAGCAGCCATTATCAGCGCCATTGTGATCTGCCTGATAGTCAGCCTCGGCTGGCTGGCCAGCCACTACCACGACAACGCCACCGAGTTCAAAAGGCAGCGGGACAAAGTGACTGAGCAACTCAGCCTGGCAAATGACACTATCGCTGACATGCAGACCCGCCAGAGAGACGTCGCTGCGCTCGATGCCAAATACACGAAGGAATTGTCCGATGCGAAAAAAACCATTAACGATTTGCGTCGGGATGTCGATTCTGGCGCTAAACGGCTGCGCATCGCCGCAACCTGCCCTGGAGTGCCAAAAGCCACCTCCTCCACCGGCGTGGATGATGCAGGAGCCCCCGAACTTACTCCAGACGCTCGACGGAATTATTTCGATCACCGGGACGGAATCGCAACCGCTGACAAGATGATTCGCGGCATGCAGGACTACATCAAAGAGCAGTGTCTTAAATGATTCGTTACCCAAATAACAGAGCCTGACTTCGGTCGGGCTTTTTTATGCCCGCAGTAAACCGCGCATCGCAGCGCATAACAATCCCGAGTCTTTCAGAAAGCTGAGCCTGAGAACTGCCGTATATGGTGGCGACCATCTCGGGGCGGCTTTTCTGTGCGAACAGGCTCATCTTTCTAAAAGGTAAAGACGCTATGAATAATCCGTCAGTTATTCCGGCCTTCGACTTCCGCGAAATGGTCACGACCCTCGACAACAAGATAATCACCACATCACTCAAGGTGGCGGATTACTTTGGCAAGCGACACAAAGACGTTTTGCGTGCCATACGTAACCTGAAATGCTCCGATGACTTCACCCAGCGCAATTTTGCGCCCATTGATTTCATTGATAAAAATGGCGATGTTCAGCCTATGTATAACATCACCCNGCGACGGATGCATGATGCTAGTGATGGGATTCACTGGCAAAACAGCTGCCGCAGTGAAGGAGTGTTACATCAATGCCTTCAACTGGATGGCCGAGCAGCTAAACCGGCGCATGGCGATGGGTGAAGAATTGCAGCATCGCTACGCCATCAAAGAAACGCGCTCAAAGCTGAAAGGCACAATCGGCAGCCGGTTGATGAACGAGCGGAAGAAAGAGAAGCGTGTTCTGGAGCTCGAGCATGAGCACATCATGCAGGTGACGCAGCCAGAACTGCTGATTGGCTGATCGACATTACAGAGCCACTTCCAGAGGTGGCTCGATAATGTTGGAGGAAACCATGTCAACGCTTAAGGATTTATCCCGGCAGCTAAAGCAGCTGCAGAAGCAAATCCCTTTCGCCACGGCGCAAGCCATGACATCGGTAGTAAGGGATATCGCCGCAGCGCAAAAAGTGGCGCTGGGACGAAAACTGGAATCGCCGACGCCGTTCACCGTCAACTCAGTGGGCTCTGCTGGTGCCAGAAAGAACAACCTCCGCGCAAAAGTCTTTGTGCGTGATGTCGCCGCTGAATATCTCGAACCCTTTGAATTCGGCGGTGAACATAAGCTGAACAGCCAGGCTCTGCTCAATCCAAAGAACATCAAACTGAACAAATACGGCAACATGCCGCGCAACAAGCTGTCGCAGTTGAAAGCGAAGCCGAATGTGTTTGTTGGTGAGGTCAACGGTGTTGATGCTGTCTGGCAACGGCGTAAACCGAAGAAGGCGAAAAAGAAACGAGCCCGGCGCTCAGCGAATGGTACTCGCCGACCAAAGCGGAAACAGCGCGCCCCTAAGCTGCTGGTGAGGTTTGGCGATGCACTTCCTGTGACCCCTGTGTTGGGGTATATGGACCGCTCGAAGGCTATGGCAGAGGCGTTGATGCCTGCTGCATTGAGTCGTGCTATCGCAGATGCTATCAAAACGGCAAAATAACCCTCAAATGATAACCATTATCAAAATGGGTCCTTCCTGAGGCTTTTGTAAGTCACGGGCATTGCGCGCCGCAGTGTTTTCCTAGCTACAAGTTTTCAAATTTAGGTAACAGGTAACAGTTACGTTTTGTTACGTGTTTAGCTTTGTTCTTGATTACAAAAATATTTCCATCATCTGGTTGTTACCCTTGATGTTACCTCGTCTNGGTTGAGTAACAGTGTCAGGTAACAGATCCGGCTGCAGGTGAGGTAACAATGAACCAGTCAGATTTTGCACGGTTACATGGTGTTAGCCGCAAGACCGTTACGATGTGGAAAAGCCGGGGATGGCTGATCATGTCCGGCGATGATATCGATGTTGCCGCTTCAAATGCACAGCTTGAAAAGTACAGGAAAAGCGTTAACCGGCCCGATAAACAGAAAACGTCTGTGCCAGAAAAAAAGAGAGCTGGCCAGGTGTTGCCTGCGCGCGAGCCGCCGGAAGAAAGTGACCCGTCACTGGAGGGGCTTGCGCGGGATTTCCTCCTTGAAAACGGCGCTGAGTTATCGCTGGATGAAGCGCGCCGGGTAAAGGAAAACTACCTGGCGTTACTGACAAAATTAGAGTTTCAGCAAAAAGATGGCCAACTCATTGAGATGGCTGCCGCCGAGGAGGTTCTTTTCAACGCCTTTCGCCAACAGCGTGACGCCTGGCTTAACTGGCCGTCAAGAGTGGCACCATTAATGGCTGCTGATCTGGGCGTGCCGGCGGACAGGATGACAGAGGTGCTGATTGAACATGTCCACAAACATATCTCAGTCCTCGGAGAACCAGAGTTTAACCCAGCAGAAGATTGAGCGTCTTCAACTGAGTGTCCGGAAAGGGTGGACACCGCCACCACGCATCAGCGTCCCGCAATGGGCCGATGATTACCGGAAGCTGGCGAAAGAAGCTGGCAGCACCTCCGGGAACTGGGAAACATCAACCGTTGAAATTGCCCGCGGTCCTATGCTGGCCGCGACGGAATCTGGCGTTCACATTATTACCGTGATGTGCTGTACCCAGTTAATGAAAACCGCGCTGCTGGAAAACCTGTTTGGTTATTTCGCGCACCTCGATCCATGCCCGATTTTGCTACTGCAGCCGAAGGAAGAGGCCGCCGAGCAGTTTTCCAAAGAACGTATCAGCCCGCTGGTTAGGGTGACGCCAGTTCTGCGTAACATCATAGGTGACTCAAAGCAGAAGAGTTCGAAAGAAACCATTCTGTATAAAGCCTTCACGGGCGGATTTCTGGCGCTGGCCGGCGCTGGTAGTCCCGATAACCTTGCGCGACGTCCGATCCGTGTTCTGCTGGCGGATGAGGTGGATAAATACCCGATAACCCGTGAGGGCGATCCCATTGCACTGGCGGAAGAGCGAACCGCCACATTTGGCCTTAACTGGCTGTCTGTGCGGGCCTGTTCGCCGACGGTTGAAGATGAAAGCCGGATTGCTGACAGTTACGAAGACTCAGATCAGCGGCGGGCCTCTGTGGTTTGCCCCCATTGCGGGCACCGACAGTTCCTTGATTTCTTCAAACATGTTCAATGGCCGAAAGAAGGCGATAAGCACCTGACCAAAGCGGCCATGATCCATTGTGAATGTTGCGGTGCTGGCTGGTCGGAAGGTGAGCGCCTGCGGGCATTACAGACAATTCGCTGGCACCAGACCAAACCATTTGAATGCTGTGGTTCCCGTCACTCACCATTAATGGAATACGACCAGAAATGGCATGAAGGCGATGAGGGGAGTGTTGATACTATCTGGCGCTGGTCGGAGTCGGAACGGCATGCCGTATACCGGGCGATTTGCCCGGACTGCGGGGCCGAGGCGCTGGATAATCACCACGCCGGGTACCAGGCGTCAAAACTCTTCAGTCCCTGGCAGAAAGATAAGCCGTCGGATATTGCGAAGAAATACCTCGATGCGAAAGGGGATCCGGATAAGGAACAGGCCTGGTGGAACACCCAGATGGGATTACCGCACCGGCCGAACCACGGCAAACAGCTCCCGGTTGATGTTCTGCTGGCGCGCNCGCGAAGTCTTCCCGGCCGTCGTTCCTGATGGCGTGGCATTGTTAACTGCCGGCGTCGATACCCAGGATGACCGATTCGAAATAACGATCACTGGCTGGGGCCGGGACGAGGAATCGTGGTCAGTTGCGCATGATGTCATTTATGGCGATCTGGAAACTGAGGAACCGTGGAAGCGCCTCGATGCGTATCTGAAACAGATATGGCGACGAGGTGACGGGCGAGGGCTGAATATTCTGGCTGCATGTATGGACTCCGGCGGTCACCACACGCAAAAGGTTTATGAGTTCTGCAAAGATCGCCTTGGGCGCCGCATCTGGGCTATCAAGGGCGAATCTGCGCAGGGTGGCAAACGTAACCCAGTCTGGCCAACCAAGCGACCGACATCGAAAAGTAAAGCCAGCTTCAGGCCAATTATACTTGGCGTGAACTCTGCTAAAGATGTTGTCCGTGGTCGTCTGCATCTTGAACCGCCTGCTTTAGGTACTGCAGGTGCGGGCTATATGCATTTCCCGGATGATCGTGACCTCGGATATTTCAACCAGCTACTGGCAGAGCGACTGGTTTACAAAGTGGTGGCCGGACAGCGATTCAGTGTCTGGGAGCCCATTCCCGGCCGGGCGAACGAAGCGCTCGACTGTCTCGTATACAGCTATGCCGCGCTGTGCGGGCTCAAACATATGGGGTTAAAACTCAATGTTCGGGCCGCTAACCTTCAGGCCGATCCCGATAAGTTCCTGCCGGCGCCAGTCGAGCCAGAAGAAAAAATCAATTACGAGTTACCGGGCGCCATCGTGGAGGAAATCAGCGCTCCCGTTGAGCGTAAGAAAATTTCGAAACTTCTGCCGCAATAAGGAAAACCATGTTTAACCGAAACACGAGCTTACTTGCTGGTGGGATGACTGATGAGCAACTCAGAGACGCTCTGCAGAAAGCGCAGCAGGCTTATATCGATCTGACTACCGGCAGCCGGGGCGTCTCATTCTCCTATACGCAGGGTGATGGGACGCGCTCAGTCTCCTATCAGCAAAGCTCTCTCGCCGACCTGCTGGCGCTGATTCAGTTGCTGCAGGCGCAACTGGGAATTGTCGCCCGGCCACGGAAGCCAGTGAGGTTCAGATTCTGATGAATAAAGTGCAAATCCTTGGTCCGGACGGAAGACCTTATCAGGCACCAAAACCCAGAATGTTGACAGGTGGTAGCCGGGTGCCATATGACGCCGCGGACTCCTTCAGTGATCAACTGGCAAACTGGCAGCCCGCGTTATGGTCGCCGGATAATGAAATCAATATCTACCGTGACCGTATCGTTTCCCGTGCTCGGGATTTGGTGCGAAATGATGGGTGGGCGAACGGCGCAGTTACGCGTTTGCTGGATAATGCAGTTGGAGCGAACTTCAGGCCCATAATGAAACCAGACTACCGGGTTTTGCGGATGATGACGGGCAATAAGAGCTTCGACGCGGTTTGGGCGGAAGAGTACGGTAAAGCGCTTGCCTCACACTGGCGCACATGGGCGTATGATCCGGGCAGATACTGCGATGTTGAGCGCAAATTGACGGTGCCGCAAATGCTACGTCTGGGTTTCCGACACAAGCTGATTGATGGTGATGCCGTTTCCGTTCTGGAGTATCGACTTGATCGGCTGGGTCGTGGAAAAGGGCGTTATGCTACGACAGTACAGATTGTGGATCCTGACAGACTCAGCAACCCGCAGCAGAATTTTGATATGCCGAATATCCGCGGCGGGGTTGAAATAGATGCTGATGGAGCTCCCGTCGCTTACCACTTCCGGGAAGCCCATATCGGTGACTGGTGGAGTGGCGCCAAAACAATGACATGGCGACGAATCCCGCGCGAAACCGCATGGGGGCGCCCTCATGTCGTTCACGACTTTGATCATGAACGTGGTGCACAGCACCGGGGTAACGGAATTCTCACCCCTGTCATCCAGCGCCTGAAAATGTTGGTGAAATATGACGAGAGTGAGCTGGAAGCCGCGATCCTGAACGCTATTTTTGCGGCCTACATCGAATCGCCTTATGACCCTGAAATGGTCCAGGCGGCACTGGGAGAGAATTTCGATGATACCAGTCTTGGTGCATATCAGGACGGACGTATCGAGTTCCACAAAGACCGTCGGTTAACGCTGCAGAACGGCGCACGTATGCCAATTATGTACCCCGGTGAAAAAATCAATACGGTCAATGCGGCCCGGCCGTACAGCAACTTTGAAGTGTTTGAATCCGCAGTGCTGCGTAATTTCTCATCCGGTACGGGGTTATCTCCTCAACAGGTTACTCAGGACTGGTCTGATGTGAATTACAGCTCTGCGCGATCTTCCTTGCTGGAGGCATGGAAAACACTCACTCGCAGGCGCGATGATTTTGCTACTGGATTTGCACAACCCATTCTGACCGCCTTCGTTGAAGAAGTTCACGATAACGAGGATTTACCCCTTCCGACTAATGCTCCCGATTTTGTTGATGCCCGGGCGGCGTATTCACGTGCGCGCTGGATGGGGCCGGGGCGTGGATGGGTGGATCCGGTGGCGGAGAAAAAAGGCGCCATCCTTGGCCTCGATGCCGGTCTTTCCACTCTCGAAATTGAAGTGGGTGAAAACGTGGGTGAAGACTGGGAGGAAATTCTTGACCAGCGCCAGCGGGAAATTGAGTCCTGCCTGAAGCGCGGGCTGCCATTACCGAGTTGGGCGCAGGCGGACCAGTTCGCCAGCCAGACAATTACCGATCCGGAGGAAAAGTGAATCTACCTCATCTGGCCCAGCGCCTTTTTAATACACCGCTGGCGCTGCACCCAAGTAAAGCTGAAGTCATCATGGCATCCGTTATGGACCGGTTTGGCATCAGTAAAATCGAATCCTCTCTTGCCATGGATGATGACTGGTATGGATATGACGATAACCGGGGGCGGGAAACCCGTAGCGATCCGGGTTATGACAATGTGTTGGGCGTTGCGGTTATCCCGATTAGCGGGACGCTGGTGCAAAAGCTGGGTAGCCTGCGTCCGTACAGTGGCATGACCGGCTATGACGGCATTCGTCAGGCCTTTCTGACCGCCATGGAGGATCCCGATATTTCCGGGATTTGCCTTGATATTGATTCGCCTGGCGGCGAGGTCGCGGGATGTTTCGATCTGGTCGATGTCATTTACGGCGCCCGCGGGAAAAAGCCCATTCATGCAATTCTGACGGAATCCGCTTATTCCGCTGCCTATGCCATTGCCAGCGCAGCGGGCCGGATTTCTGTTCCCCGCACCGGCGGCGTGGGTTCAGTCGGCGTGATCACCATGCACCTTGACTGGACCCAGCGGATTAAAGATGACGGTCTCAAGGTCACCATCNATCACCTACGGTTCTCGTAAGGCTGAGGGGTCACCGTTGAGAGAACTGTCAGATGAAGCGCTGGCGGCTATTCAGCAGGATATCAACACCATGGGCGAATTGTTTGTGAATACCGTCGCCAGAAATCGGGGGATTAGCGCAAAGGTTATCAAAAGTACTCAGGCTGCCTGTTTTATGGCTGCTGATGGTGTGGAACTTGGACTGGCTGATGAGGTATGTCCTCCTGATGCTGCGTTCAGAAACTTACTTGAAAAAACAGGAGCCTGAAATGGCGAAGAAAAAGACATTTAGTTTTGCTCATCTCATTGGCCGTGGCGCGACTGCTTCCGAAGAGGAAGAAGACAAAAAAGCCAAAAAANNGCGAAAGGCCGTCGCGCGGAAGAGGATGAGCGCGAAGATGATGCCGAGGACGATGAACGCGAAGATGACGCGGAAGACGACGAGCGTGATGATGACGCTGAAGATGACGGTGACGACCCGGATGCGGCGGAAGACGATGACGATTCCGAAGATGACGGCGACGATAACCGCAAAGAAAGTAAGGCGGTGAAAAANTGCCCGCGCCGCCGAGCGTAAACGTTGTGCCCGTATCTTCGGCAGTAAGCACGCTGCGGCGAATCCTTCACTGGCTGCGTCGCTGGCATTCAATACCGGCATGAGCTCTGCTNGCCGCTATCAATGTTCTGGCTTCAACCGCGCCAGCTTCACAGCCAGCAACAACCCGCAAGCGTTCACTTGACCAACGGATGCAGGACAGCCATCAGGCCCGTCTGAATCCGGACAGTGGCAAGAAAGAGAGCGGTAAATCGGCACTGGTAAACCAGATGACCGGCCTCTACAACTCCATTAAAGGAGAGAAATAATGGATCAATTTGGTCAGAATGCCTTTGCACCAGGCATGAAGAGTTCAGTGTTTATGCCGGATCAGTTGGTTGCCGGTACGCTGCAACTGGTCACCGATACCGGCACTATCACCGGCGGCGTGTATAAGCGTGGCACTGTGCTTGGCATGATCACTGCCAGTGGTAAATACACAGTCAGTGTGAAAACCGCAACGGATGGTAGTGAGACGCCGGCAGCGATTCTGGTTGATGATGTTGACGCTTCCACCCATGGCGATCAGTCCGGTGGCTTGTATCTGATGGGGGAGTTCAACCAGAATCATATTATTTTTGACACTTCCTGGACTGCGCCGGAACTGAAAACAGCACTACGTCCGCTGGCCATCTTCCTGAAAGACAGCGCCCAGGCGCCTTTAACCACCTCCTGATTTATCCCTCATCTCTCCTGGCGGATGCTTTAAACGGCAGGCGCCGACTCTTTTNAAAATTTATGNCCAGCCTGCGGCTGGCATTATCAAGAGACTGAATATGGAAAATATTTTTGATACCAGTGTGCTGGTGCAGGTCGTTCCTAACCTGAAAACCAGTCAGAACTGGCTGCTTGATCGCTTCTTCCCGAACGTGGTGACCTATGAGACCGAAGAAGTGGCGATTGATGTAGATGTCGGCCTGCGCCGTATGGCGCCGTTTGTTTCCCCGCTGGTAGAAGGTAAGCTGGTCGAGTCCCGTAAATACCAGACCAATACTTTCAAACCGGCATATATCAAAGATAAGCGGGCGCCGGACCTGCGCAAACCCATCCGCCGCCAGATTGGTGAGCGTATTGGCGGCGAATATACAGCCGCAGAACGCGAAATGTTAAACCTGCAGTTTGAGATGACTGATCAGATTGACATGATCAACCGTCGTCTGGAGTGGATGGCGGNCCAGTGCGCTGGTTTCCGGTACCGTCACGGTTGCCGGGGAAGGCTATGAAACCAAAGTCGTGGATTTCGGGCGTTCTCCGGATTTGACAATCACCCTGAGTGGTTCAGATAAGTGGCCGCTGACGGTTGCCGCTGGTGCCACCAATACCCAGCCCTCTGATGATATTGAAATCTGGCAGACGCTTTTCCTGAAAGAATCCGGTTCCGTTGCGACAGATCTGGTGTTCACAAGCAAGTCATGGCGTGCTTTCCGACTGGATACCTCTATCAAAGATAACGCCATCACGTTCCCGGCGCTGAGCCCGTTTGGTAACCAGATTAATGCTGGCCCACAGGCGATGAAGGGCGCTATTTATAAAGGGCGCTGGGGTAACTTTGACCTCTGGTTATATAACGACTGGTTTATTGACCCACTTGATAATGTCGAGAAGCCGATGATCCCCGACGGCGCTGTGATTATGTCTGGCGCCGATCTGATGGGTACCCGCGCCTTTGGCGTTATCCTTGACCCGGCATTTAACTACGGTCCTCTGGCCTATGCGCCAAAATCCTGGGTGAAAGAAGATCCGGCCCAGCGTCTTATTCTGATGCAATCCTCTCCGCTGGTTATTCCGAGCCGGGTAAATGCATCCCTCTGCGCGACGGTGGTCTGATATGGCTAAAACAACCAAAACTGTACTGGGCGATGATCTGAATGCGGAAGGAACTGCCGATGATGGTCTGAATATTGATGAGCTTAATGCAGGTGGCAGCGTTCACGAGACCCAACAGCATGACGATAAACACGGCGAACCATCAGATGATGAGGATACCGCTGAAGAAGATGACCAGGAAGAAGCCGCGGAGCATGAGTTTGTGGTGCTGAAAGGGAATTGCATTCGCCATGACGGTGAGGTCTACCGGGAAAACTCCCTTATTCCGGTCTCCGGTAAGGATGCCGAGCGTCTGCTGGCAGCAGGTGTAATTGCCGATGTCCATGCTCTGCGACAGCGCGCGTTATCTGCTGCGCGTGGTGTGAAAATTACAACGGAGTGAGCATATGGGCGTGGACTGGGATTTACATCTTCTGAGTCCGCTCCATGGCGTGTTTGGCGATGAACATGAGTACCGTCCCCGCAACGGTACTCCTTTTACGATTAACGGTATTTTTGACCGTGGCTATGCGCAGGTTGCAGAAAATCTTGATGGTGATTCAGAAATTAACACCTCCAGCCCGATGCTGGGGGTGCGTGATGCTGAATTTCGTCAGTTGGGTAAACCGCAACCTGCCGTATCTGACCGTGTGTTTATCAAAACGGTCGGAGGTCAGATCATCAATCAGTTATTTGTTGTGTCCAACGTCGAACCGGACAGCCATGGCGGCTCACGTCTTGTTCTCAATGTGGCGAAAACCCGATGAATGCTTCCGCAATACGACACATGGTCGTGGCCGCGTTGAAAGATAAAACGGCTGCCGCCGATCGTGTTTATTCCCCACGTGACTGGGCAACTTCGCCGGACCTGTACCCCGCGCTGCTTGTTCAGACGCCATTTGATCACAAAAAGGCGCAGGGGCGAAATGTCCCGGCCTTCACCTCTCTGACCACCGTTCGTATTACCGGCCGGGTTCAGGAGTACGACAGTGAAACTACTGATGATGGCGCCATGCGCGCGGAGGTTGCGCTGGAAGAGCTCCGGGAACAGGTAGAAAGGGCGGTGATTAACAGCTACGAGTTAACCCGGAATATCCAGAAATATGCGGAGGTCCGCTCGACGATTGATGTTGATGCGGATGGCGAAGCGCATATGGGCCAACTGCTTATCGAAATTGATATTGAGCACTATCAGGGACCGGAAGACTTTTATCCGGTCGATACGGTACCGCTGGCGGGTATCGACATCACCATCAACATGCCGGACGGTACGCCGCAGCCGGGCGTAAAAATAGACCTTCAGGAGTAATCATGTTTGTAAAACCGAAGGACGGGCTCAGCGTTCGCTGCCCTGTCAGGGGGGAGCCTTTGCCCAAAGATGGCGCGGAGGTACCTGATAATACGTTCTGGCACCGCCGTCTGAAGGATGGCGACGTCAGCCTGGTACCGGAAAAGGGCGTTAAAAANNCGCCGCAAAAAAAGAGGGCGTAACTAAATGACCGTTCCATTTTCGCGAGTTCCCGGCAATTTACGTGTGCCGCTTTTTTATGTGGAGTTTGATAACTCCATGGCCAACACGGCGACCGCTACACAGCGAACGCTGCTGATTGGTCAGATGCTGGCATCAGGCTCTGCACAGGAAAAAANTCCCGGTAAAAGTCTCCTCTCCCAATGCGGTGGGTGAGCTTACCGGAAAAGGCTCAATGCTGCATGGCATGATGACGGCGTATCAAAAAAACGATACTGCTGCGGAGGTCTGGATCCTTCCGCTGGCTGATGTTGCGGATTCGATGGCAGTGGCAACTGGTAGTATCAAGGTTGCCACACAGGCGGCAGAAACCGGCGTTATCTCTCTTTATATTGCTGGCGTTCGCGTACAACTGACCGTACTGGCGACTGACACTCCGGCTCAGATTGCCACTGCGCTGGTCGCGGCGATTACCCGCAAAACGGAACTGCCGGTGACAGCTGCTGTAAAAGCCGATTCAACGGATACCGTGACACTGACGGCCAAAAATGCCGGGTTGCTGGGCAATGGTATTGATATCAGGCTGAATTATCTCGGTGTTCAGGGTGGTGAGGTGACGCCCGCGGGCCTGACACTCACCATCACGGGCATGACCGGCGGCGCNGGCGCGCCGGATTTTGTTGATGCCCTGGGCAACCTGCAGGATAAGACCTTTGATTTTGTCATCAACCCTTATGATGACACCGCATCACTGGACGCCATCAGAGAATTTCTGAACGATGCAACCGGGCGCTGGGCATGGGATAAACAGCTTTATGGCCACGCATTCACCACTACCAACGGCACTTACGCCGAGCTTGGCACCAAAGGGGAAACCCGTAATAACCAGCATGAGTCACTGCTTGGCGTGTATCGCTCACCATCACCGCGTTATATCTGGGCGGCTGCACTGACAGGGGCCGCCGCACCCAGCCTGCGTAATGACCCCGGACGCCCGCTACAAAGTCTGCCCGTTTATGGCGTGCTGGCACCGGACCTGGCGGATCGTTTTGAGCTGACAGAGCGCAACAACCTGCTGTATAGCGGCATCTCCACATACACCGTGGGTGATGACGGGACGGTGATGATTGAAAACCTGATTACCACCTACCAGAAAAACAGCTATGGCGACGAAGACGACAGTTACCTGCAGGTGGAAACGCTGTTCAGTCTGATGTTTGTCACGCGATATCTCCGTACGGCAGTGACCAGTAAATTTGGTCGCATGAAGCTGGCCGCAGATGGCACGCGTTTTGCGCCGGGGACGGCGATTGTAACGCCAAACATTATCAGGGCCGATCAGATCGCGGAATACCAGACGCTGGTCTTTAACGGCTACGCGCAGGACGCTGAGGCCTTCGCCAGAAACATTATTGTGGAGCAGAATAAAACAAACCCGAACCGCGTCGATGTGTTGTGGCCGGGAACGCTTATGAACCAGCTGCGCATCTTTGCGCTGCTTAACCAGTTCCGCCTGCAGGCTGAGTCAACAGGAGCATAAAACATGGCTGGAGATACCACTAATCGCCTGGCAGGTACTGCTTATGTCACCGTAAACGGGGTGACCGTTATGGTGGAGGGCTCATTCAAGTATCAGACCTCCACTGTTAACCGTACCACGCTGACAGGCATGGACGGTGTGCATGGCTACAAAGAAAAGCCGGTTGCCCCGTATATTTCTGCCCGTCTTCGCGACAGCGGCGGTACCAACGTACTGGGTTTTAACAAACAGACGAACGTCAACGTGATTGCCGAGCTGGCGAACGGAAAGACTATTATCGGTCGCGCGCTATGGACGGTGAACGTTCAGGAAGTGGAAAGCGAAGATGCAGTGTTTGATGTTCGCTGGGAAGGCAGGGACGTAACGGAGAACTAAGATGGCAGAACTTGAACGCACCAAAGTCATTCCCCTCATCAAGCCTCTGGTCGATGAGGCGCNAAAAAACACGCTATGAGCAACTGGAGCTGAAGGCGCCGACGCTCAGCCAGGCCGAGCAGTTCTACGAAAAGCAGGCATCGTCCACTTCACTGGCGGCGATGCGCCTGCTGATCTCGCTGGTCGCGGATACGCGGGAAAGTGTCCTTCAGCCGATGGATTTTATCGACTTCCGAAAATGTGAGGAGTTTTTGCTCGGTTTTTTGNACCTGGAAGCCCTGACCGCCTGGCAGGAAACGGCCGCTGACGTCACATTTTATTTCCGCTGGACAGAAGACAGGGCATGGGGCATGACCTATGCCCGTCTGAAGTGGTGGGTATCGCAGGCCTCCCGTATCAATAAACTCAGGAATACCAAACCCGATGAGTAATTCTTTCGACTTTGAGCTGGTGGCCAGCGACCAGGCGACGGAAGCCATTGAACGTATCAATGAGGCTATCCGTGATCTGGAACCAAAGCTGGATAAAACCAAAGAGGGACTCCAGTTAGGAGGACAGGAGACTCTCGATGGATTGAACGGCTTTATTTCCCGCTTCGAAAATCTGTCCAAAAATGCCCGTGATAACGTGCAGTATATCGGGGATATGGTGCCGCCGCTGAAGATGGTCGGTGAGCTCTCCGGTAAGCTGGCATCGCTGGGTGTGGTTGGAGCGGCGGGATATGGGCTAAAACAGATTGCCTACGGTTTCCATGAGGCCTCAAGGGAAGCCTATAACCTCGATGTTGCCGCGAAAAATGCGGGTATGCGAGTGGACGATTTTTCCCGACTGTCCGGTGCCATGCGGATACTGGGTGCTGATGGCGACAGTGCAAATTCCTCCATCGAGGGGATGGCTAAAAGCCTGAAGGAGGCCGCCAGCGGTGCCAACAGCCAGGTGCTCGGCGCATTGTCACAGATTGGCGTTCAGATCCAGAAAAACAACGATGGATCCGTTGATACGCTGAGAACGCTGGAATCGATAGCGCGCGTTTTCCCGAGCCTGCGACCTGACCAGCAGAAGTCGGTTTCCGATGCCCTCGGGTTGACGCCGGAAATGCTGGCGCTGATGCGTGAAGGCGTACGGATGAAAGCATTGCTGGCTAAATCTGATGAACTTGGCCTGACAGTTGATCCGGAACTTAACCGGCAATTGTCCGAGGTTAACGGCTCCATGAATGAGCTGGGCGCAGCATGGGATGGCCTGAAAAACCGTTCGAAAAACTCTCTGTTTAAGGGATTGCTTTCCGATGGCTCGGTGAAAGACGGTCTTGAAGGTGTGACCGACTTGTTCACGAATGGCGATTTCACCGGGCTGTCGCATGCGCTGGGGTTTATCAGTAGCAAGGATGCCGGGAAGCTACGCCGCATTCAGGGTGATAAGGCGCTGTATAACACCCTTTCCCGGCGCGAGCGCGGAGCGGTGGATGCCGGCTTTATGACGGATGCCGTCCGGAAACGCTACGACGCGCAATATGGCGCCAGTGACAGAGCTGAACAACTCCGTAATGATTTGTCTGTCATCCTGCCTGCAGGTGCAGCAGCTCCACGCGGAGAGGTGAATTACAGCCAGCCATCTAACCAGGCACTGGGCCTCAGAAATAATAACCCGGGCAATCTCCGGATCGCGCCTAATGCGACCGGGGTGAATCGTGGTTTCGTCACTTATGACAACAGCAACGACGGGCTGGCGGCAATGGCCCGGCAACTGATGTTATATGGCGATCGTGGGAATAACACGCTTAACAGCGTGATCCACACTTATGCGCCACGCTCGGAAAATGATACGCAGTCCTATATCAATTCAGTATCGGCCGCGACAGGTATTCAGCCCCGGCAGCAGATGGATCTGCATAACCCGGAGGTGCTGAAGTCAGTCATGGCGGCCATGATTCAGCATGAGAATGGGGCGCAGCCATATTCTGAAGATGAGATACGGGCGGCAATTCAGACGGCTATCAGTGATCCGCGCTGGTCTGGTCTTCGTGACAGCCGTGTGCTCAGCCAGCAGAGAGAGAACATCCTCGTACCACAACCGGACAAGTTTGACAGTTCCTCAATCCTGACAGCTTCCGGTAATGGGAGAGATCCGGCCAGTGAAAACCTGACCCGGTCTCTCAAAGAGGCGATGGCCGACCAGAAAATGAAGCTGGAAATCACCATGGTCAACGATAAGGGTGAGAAGAAAACCTATAACGTCGAGGATAACGGCAGAATAACAACCGCCATGAATTACTAACCATNATTAAGCCGCCACCCTGGCGGTTTTTTAATTCAGGAGGCCTGATGGCAATTATCCAGGATGCAATAACTTCTCTGATGGGGGGAGGCGGTAGCGAGGACTGGTTGAGCCAACTACGTCCCGGCTCGTTTCGGGGCGTGCCTTTTGCTGTGGTGAACGAGGAAGGCAGTCACGGCCGGCGGCAGGCGGTTCATGAATATCCCTACCGTGATACTGCCTGGATTGAGGATATGGGGCGCGGGACACGGCGATTTATTATCCGCGGCTTTCTTGTTCAAAACAGCCTGGTTTATGGCGGCGGTGATGTTATTTCCCAGCGGCAGTCATTGATTGATGCCTGTGAAACCAGGGGAAGTGGCACGCTTATCCATCCCACTCTGGGGGAGATGACCGTTTCCATACCCGAGAACGGATTACGACTCTCCGGCTCTGCCGAAAACGGCCGTTCGTTTGAATTTACTCTGATGGTAATTGAGTCGGGGTTAAAGGTCTTCGCTGTTACCGACAGCGCCGCCGCGGGGGATACCGTTGGCACCAACTATCTGAAGCTGGTCAGTACGGCAGTTGCCAGTACTCTCGCAAGAATTAAAAGCGAGATCCGTGGTGTGTCGCAGGGGATTCAGACTATCAAGGGAACCGTGACGTTCTGGACCAATATGGTGGATAACACCATCAGTGAAGTAACAAACGTCAGCAACGTGTTGAATTCTACGTTCGGTAATAATCGTTACGGGCGTTACAGCAAGGGGAGCGTGGGCGGGAGTTCATCGGGAATTAACGGCAAGCGTGATGCCGATGACTCAGAAGACTATCAGGCGTTGTCTGAACAGGTTTCCGCCCGGGCCGTAATGGACCGCCAGGGTGTACTGGCTACAACCGCTGTACTGAGTGAATCTGTATCGGTCGATGAATTGGTTCAGGGCGTTGCCGATGTGATCAATCGAATACTGGCCAGTGCCGGCGGGGTAAGTGACAAAATTGCCGCGTTTGAAAAACTGGCGGCTTCAACCAGTACCGAATACCAGCGCTCCGAAAGCAGCCAGCAACTGGCTGGCACAATTAACACGCTGATCATTGTGCTGTGTACCGGGGCAATGACGAATGCTGCCGCCGATTATAACCCTACCAGCCGTAATGAGGCCGAAGACATCACGCAACGCGTAGCCGCGCAAATGGATACCGCGTTACTACTGGCGGGTGACCGTGGCGATGACGATCTCTACTCGGCACTGATGGGAGTGAGAACTGCTTTCCTGAATGCCATGGCTCAGATTTCATCCGGGCTGAGTGAGCTGATGCAAATCAATACGGCTGCGCCGGTTCCTGCTCTGGTACTGGCAAACCGACTCTATCAGGATGCCTCGCGTGCAAATGAACTCATACAGGAGGCCAGCGTTCCGCATCCTGCATTTATGCCGACGACGATGAAGGTGTTGAGACAATGAGTACGGACAACGATCAGGAGATCGTATCTCTCACAGTGGGCGGGAAAATCATTGAGGGGTGGGATTCTGTGCGGGTGACCCGTGGCATTGAGCGTTTTCCATCCGATTTTGACCTGGGGCTGATGGACTATTTTCCGGGCAGCGACCAGAAGCAACTGGTAAAGGAAGGAATGCCCTGTCAGGTCAAGCTCGGTAGCGATCTGGTCGTGACGGGTTATGTTGATGACTGGTCGCCTGCTATTTCCCGTTCGCGCCATGAGGTCAGAGCCTCAGGCCGTAGCAAGTGCGCAGATCTCGTGGATTGCTCCGCAGAATGGCCAAATAACGTCATTAATAACAGCAATGCGCTTGAGATAGCGTCCCGCCTCGCGTCCCATTACAACATTCAGGTAAGTACAGACGTTGATGACCTGGTAAAAGTCCCACAATTTTCCCTGAACTGGGGGGAGTCACCGCAGGAAATTCTTGATCGTGTTTCCCGCTGGTCGGCATTGCTTTATTACGATCAGCCTGACGGAAACTTATTTCTGACCCGGGTGGGGACAACGCGCGCAGCCAGCGGTATCGCTGAAGGGGTAAATATTGAACAGGCTTATTACCGCCGTTCGATGGCTGACCGCTTTTCTGATTATGTCGGCGTATCGATGAGCATCTCTCCGATAGCAGGATTTTCGCCGGATACGGCTTATGACTCTGTGACGCTGGCGACGGCACGCGATCCGGAGGCCGCCAGTATGCGTTACCGAAAACGGATCATTATTGTTGAAAGTACGCTGATGGCTTCCCAACAGGCACAGCGCGCTATTGACTGGGAGATGAACCGCCGATATGGCCGTTCCCGCCAGTTGACGGTGACGATTGACTCATGGCGCGATAAGTCCGGGAAATTATGGGAGCCAAACACTCTCATCCCGGTCAACATCCCCAGTCTTCAGCTGCCTGACACGGAAATGCTTATCGCTGAGGTGACTTATATCAGAGACAGTGACGGCACCCATGCACGGCTTTATCTGATGCCGCCGGAGGCTTTCAGTGTCCAGCCGTACGCTTTCTATCAGCAAATACCCGGACTAAACCAATGAATCAAAATTTAAAGAAATCGGCCACGCGCATAGCCGGCATGCTGGGCATTGGCCGTATTACCACGCAGAAAGATAGCGGGGCTGTGCAGGAAATCCAGTACCAGACTCCGTTGGAAGTGGCCAGCGCCCCACGGCTCTCTGATTTTGGTTTTTCATCGGGGTTGCCGGCGGGATCGGATGTGGTCATTGCCTTCCTCGGCGGAGACCGCTCCAGTCCCGTCGTCATTGCTTCCAACCATCAAAGCTTCCGGTATACCGGGCTTAAGCCAGGCGAAACCGTAGTCTATAACCAGCAGGGGATGAATATTCATCTGACCGAGGCGGGAATTTTCATTGATGCAAAAGGCAAAGATGTAGAGATCAACAATGCCAGAAACATTACCGCGACGGCAACAGAGCAGGTAAAGCTGGTCACACCAAAACTCCTGGTGACGGGTGACATCATCGATAACTGCGAGACGAATGCCACAACGTTAAAAGCGTTACGCGACGCTCACAATGATCATGACCATGACGTTAAGGAAGTTCAGTCCGGTGACAGCACCGTTACCAGTGAAAAAACAGAGAGTCAGGTATGAGTGATATTTCCTCATTCTGGGATGTGGATGCCATTCATGCTGACTGGCAAACCGGTAACGGCGTACTGACATCTGAGAATGATATGCACACGGCCATTATTATCAGTTTGTTTACTGACGGACTGGCGCGCGCTGATGATGATTATGAAGGAACTGACCGCCGCGGCTGGTGGGGGGATCTGGACAGCGACCTAAATATTGGCTCAAGGCTGTGGCTACTGCGGCGTGAAAAACTGACGCGCGAAGTGGCGATGAGAGCTGAAGATTACGCCGAAGAGGCTCTGGCCTGGATGAAGTCGGATGGTATTGCTGCAGCGATAGAGGCTCAGTCAGAGATTGTTTTCCCGAACAGGCTGAACCTCATCATCCGGTATTTGCCGCCGGCGGGGGACTGGCAGGAGTTCAAATTCTTCTGGCTATGGGAGCAACTGAATAATGCCATTTAAGCGGAAAACACTGAGCGAGCTACGACAGGAAAATCGCCAGTTTATGCAGGCAGAGCTTGAAAGTGTCGGCGCGCTGCTACGGTTTGGCAACCTTAAGGTGTTGGCTGATATGGATGCGGGTATGGCCCATCTGCACTATGCCTACCTGGATTATATTGCCCGCCAGAGCACGCCATTCACCTCTACCGATGAGTGGCTTGCAGGATGGATGGCACTTAAGCAGATATACCGAAAAGCCGCCACTGCGGCACGTTCTCCGGCAGCGGCCGTTACCGGGACACCGGGTAAAACCCTGCCAGAAGGGGCTGTGATAAACCGTGATGATGGTTACCAGTACACAACCGATGGCGCCATAACGATAAACACCGCTGGCAGTGCGACGGTCGCCGTAACAGCGGTTTTGCCGGATATTACAGACGATGTGACTGGAGGCGGGGCTTCCGGAAATGCCGATGCTGGCACCATTCTTACACTGGATGCTAATGCTCCCGGCATAGACAGCTCGGTTACGCTGATTGAGCCCGCCACCGGCGGCGCCAACATTGAAAGTGAAGAGGATTTCCGTTTACGTGGTCTGCTGGCATATCAGAATCCCCCGCAGGGCGGGAGTGACACTGATTATAAAAGCTGGGCTTTATCCGTGTCGGGGATCACCAGGGCATGGATACGGCGCCGGGGGATGGGGCCGGGTACCGTGGTGATTTACATCATGTGCGACGGCGATGATAAAACCAATCATGGATTCCCTGTAGGTACTGACGGTGTCTCTCAACTGGNAAGAGTGGGGGGCGGTAAAAGCCACCGGGGATCAGGGGAGAGTTGCCGATTATATGTATCCGCTTGCGCCTGTTACCTCCCTTAACTATGTGTGCTCACCTATCGAACGCGTTATCGATTTTGAAATAAGCGGGATATCTGATGCCGACAGCGCAACGACTGCGGCCATTGCTGATGCGATTGACGGAGTATTGTTTGAATCCGCTAACCCGCTCGGCACCGGGAAAATTTATCTTTCAGATCTCAACCGTGCGATAGGCGATGTTGCCGGTACTTCAGGTTACATCCTTGTCTCGCCTTCTGCGAATATTGAGCCGGGAGTTGGGGAGCTGGCTGTTCGTGGTGAGGTGAACTACACATGAGCCTTTTCACAACAGACGATTATCTGAGAGCACTCCAGGCACTTATTCCAACCGGGAGAGCGTGGACCAGAGATCCCAAAGCTGTTCAGGCTGCTGTGCTGCGGGCTATCGCTGCCAGTTTTCAGCGTAGCGATAATGATGGGCTCGGGCTGCTTCGTGGTGCTTTTCCAAAAACAGCAACGATCATGCTCACTGAGTGGGAAAAAACACTCGGGCTGCCTGATGACTGTTCGATTGGTGAAGTGGATACGATTGNCAAAACGTCAATCTGCGATTGTCTCTAAACTTATCAGTACCGGAGGACAGTCCAAGAGCTATTTCATCAGTATTGCTGCAGCAATGGGATATACCATTTCCATTAAGGAATACCGACAGGCACGCGCAGGTTTATCGGTATGCGGTGATGGTCTGAATGGGGATGACTGGCCATTTGTCTGGCTGGTGGAGGCTGAAGATACCACCATCTCCTATGCACGGGCGGGACTAAGCTATTGCGGAGATCCGCTACGATCATGGGGTAATCGCCAGCTTGAATGCCGAATAAATGCTCTCGCCCCTTCCTACACGTTGGTTAAATTTGGCTATATCTATTTTGGATTTAATGACGAAGGGGTTTACGAGGTCACCCCTGAATTTGCAGCCATATTTGATACGGCCTCTGGTTATATAAATTAATACCATTATCATTAAGCTAACAGGTGAAAATATGCAAAAANNGTTGGGAATACTACAGATACCGCAGATGCAAATGGTGAATATACAAATGGTAATGTTGCTAATGGTATACCACCTACAATAATTAATGCCGAAATGTTGAATACATTTCAACGGGAGTTAGTTAATACTGTCGAAGGTTCCGGTCTTGTTTTAGATCCTTCTAATAACCATCAGTTGCTTGAGGCAATAAAAAAACTGACTTCCCCAGGGCGTTTGCTTGGCATTAAGGTTATTACAAACACGCAAACATATACACCGTCAACAGGAACCAAAAAAATCATAATTGAAATGGTCGGTGGGGGAGGTGCTGGGGGTAGTGTTGACACTGGAACTGCGAGTGGAAATCAGGTCCCTGGTGGGGCTGCTGCTGGTGGGGAAGGTGGTGCTTATGGTGCCGCACTAATAGACCCTGTATTTAGCTCAGCGTTAGTGACAATAGGTAAGGCTGGTACTGCATCTATAAATTCGCCGGTAGATGGTGAAACCACATCAATCTCAGTGAATGGTACTGTTTTGTTATCAGTCTCAGGAGGGGCAACAGGAACCACAATGAAGGGGCCGTATTATGCTCCTTCGACATTAGGTGGTAGACGAAGAATTGCAAATATATATACAGGGAACTTTTATTTTAAAGTTGATGGGAAGCAGGGAGGATTAGGTACTATTTTTTCTTCTTCAAGTGCTGCTGGTGGAGATGGTGGAGCAAGTTATCTCTCAAATGGTTCGCCTCAAGGGTTATTAAACAATGATACTAATGTGGCGTTGTATGAGCNTACTGGCTATGGGTGTGGAGGTACAGGAGCGTGTGCAACATCCAGAAGTCAGGTAGGCGGGGCAGCATCTGATGGTCTAGTCATAATCAAGGAGTATGCGTGAACATACTCTTTGATAAATTATTTTTTGATTATATCTTTTATTTTTCTTATCGGAGCAGTTATCCTCCATGAGGTTGAATNGTTTTNAAGGCCGAAATGTCACTATTCAATTGATTTATTGTATTTTCATATTGATTTTGCATTTGCTCCATTTCTTCTCTATTCTGTGTGGCAATATCTAGATTTGTGTATTTGAAACAGTCAAGCATGTGTGTTATGAATTTTTTNATACTCTGTAAGAACTAGTGAGTGATTTTTAGGGGGGNTTGTTTGTTAACTCAAAAACACATGCATAATATCCATTGAGATNGTTTGTCACCTTTTTTCTGGGTCATTACCGAACCATGCCGGACTCGTCTTTTATATAATTTCTCTTTAATACAGTAAACGGAAGGGTTGTTGTTCAATAGTAGCATTGTTGTAAATATATTGTCTTCATGAATAATACCTTCCTTAAACCTTGTGTCTATGGTGAGGTTTTTTTTGAATATATATAGACAAGGGCTTACGATATAGTTGTTTTCGTGCATTGCAGTTTTAAAGAAATCAACGCCGGTGAGTAATTTATATGATAATGATTGCGCTCTTTCATAGGTAGGATTGAACCTGTTTGTCAATGAGTTATCATCAAAGAAAACATCAGATTCAAATAAGACCATATCTATATTCTTCTCTGAAATAACTTTCTTTAATTTAATCAATGCTTCCTTGTTTAGTTTGTCGTCACTATCTAAAAAAAGAATGTAATCACCGGTTGCTTTNATCGATGCCTGTATTTCGGGCTGCTGATTGACCTTTATTTTCAGTATGGATTTTATGAATAAAAGGTTCTTTGAAGGAGTTTATTATATCTCCTGTTCGGTCTGTGGAACCATCGTTTATGATTATGATTTCTACATCAGGATACTCATTATCAAGAACTGATTGAATACATTCTTCTATATAAAGTTCAGCATTGAATGCTGGTATAATTACTGAAATCTTCATCTTTATTATATTTCCCTACGAACATTAAAACTGGTTTTGTAGATAATTATGCCAGTATTATATATTAATATCGAGTGAGAGGCCATATGTCTAATCGGTACAATACCGGAAATCCACGCCCTTCTAACAGTATGAAGGATCTTAATGATAATGCTCTTGCATATGATGACTTCATGCTCAGTGAAGAAGGTACCTTT